ACAGGCCCTGCAATAGTGACCTTAGGCTTGCCCCATTTACCAGCACCAAGAGTCGCAGTATCACCACGGTCAATAGCGTCCTTGACTGCTGTCTGAGGAAGTTCCTTAGAGTCACGGTCTAGAGTCTGGTTGACATTGGGAATATAGAAATCCCAACGGTTGAATGTTGCCTTAGGGTTGGTATCACAGAACGCCATAGCTGACGCTACAAGTTCACAGATATTGGTGGCATTATACTTGCCCTCATTAGAGGGTTGTAAGTAGAGCATGTTAGTGCCCTTGTTGAATGCCAAGTTAAGATTACCTTCATAAGTTTTAGCCATGTGACTAACCTCCAGTTAAAAGTTAAGATTAAAACTCTCTAAGAGAGCCGTCCCGAAGAACAACCAAACCTTACATCGCTGTTTCGGCTTTGTCAAATCGCTACCGCCTTTAGTCTTTATTGTCTATCTAGTGTAAGCTTTAGAGTATCCGCCGATGTTTTACAAGAGAGATAGTAAAATGGATAGTAAAAACTGTAAAGATATCAAGGCCTTACGATGAAGTATCTAAACTATCTAGTTTTTTAGAGGTTATGTGGTGTTACGCGCAAATAGCAATAACACAGGATATTTAGTTGTAGAGAAGGGTATAGTTAAAAAAACTATATATTTTAGATAGTTTAGATAGTAATACTGTACATATGGCTCTGTATATCCTGATTCTTATGGCTTTTCTCTCAACATGTTGTATAGTTTGGCTATCTAAACCCCACGATATAGTGTCAAGTTATAACTAGATAGTATAGATAGTCTCTAATCTTGGTATTAAAGCGCACGAAAACCCCCCGAGCAATGGGTCTATATATACAAAATAGCAGAAACTTGACACAAAAAGAGAGGGAGCCTTGCGACTCCCCCTTGGTTATTTGCCTATCAGTCTTCCGATACGTTTGGACTTCCTAGGTTTACATCTGATTACCTTGCGCTTCGCCATACTAGCACTCCAGCAAACCAGGTTAACATTCCAATCAGTGTGACTAGCGCCCAGATGATTAGTTCGAAGCCGACGATACTGTTATCTGCTTCGATGGTTCCAACTCCAGCCATCATCAAGAAGAATCCGGCCATACTAAATATAATTGAAAACACTTTCATAGTTTACACTCCAGTTGTTTAGGTTGGCTGGGCGACTCATGCCGCCCAGCTTCTTGGTTTATCGTATGTCTACTACCTGAACATCTTTGTGGTAGATTCCGTCGGAGATAACTTTCTTTGCAAAGGCTATCGCATCATGTCTGCGGTAGTATTGCCTTGAGTATCTCATTCCATCTTCTAACCAGATAACCATGTAGTCGCGTTTCATATCTTTCAATGACATTGTAATGTCTCCAGAAGGCGGCTGGAGCCGAAGCTCCAGCCTAGGTTAATGTTACAGAAGAACGATATTGTCATTCTGTTTGGTAGTCGGCGAAGCTGGATTTACCAAATCAAGTCTTGGCTTGCCCCACTTCCCAGCCTTTACGACTGGCTGGAATCCCGCTTTCAGCGCTTTTTCCAGTTCAGCTGGCTTCAGGTTTTCACCATCTTTCAGCTTCTGGTTTACATCCTTGATGTAAAAGCTCCAGCGGTCTACCGACCCTTTGTTTGCCTTGCCAGCGTCAACCACCAGTTTAGCAACCGCATCAGCGTCTTGTGCTGAATACTTACCATCAACCGCTTTAGCTAAGCTGATAACCTTTGTTCCCTTGTCAAACTTGACATTGAAACGACCTTCGAAAATACGTGTCTGCATGACACACTCCTTATACACCTACGATTTCAAACAGCGTGGCGGTGTAGGCTAGCCCGCCCGCCGTCGTTGCCGTTCATCAGCAACAACTACATACAAGCATAACCTGACATAGATGTCAAGTTAGCCTAGTTTTAGGCGGTTTTGCTAGGGCTTGCGCGTCGCGTCTTGCCGACGCATTGCGTACATACAGACGCGCAGGGAGGGGGGCACATGGATTATTTTTTGCAACCCCCCGCCCATATAAGTAAACCTCACATAACAAGACCCCAAAAAATGAAGGTGTAAAGTTAGCATAATGCTTGACAGCTCCGTAACTTACAGACTAGGATTGATTCATGGATACGTTACCGCTTAAACATACCAAGTGGTCTGATTCATGGATACGTTACCGCTTAAACATACCAAGTGGTCTGATCGCTTAGCGATGGACATGGCACTGATGCTAGAAGGAAGCGGCGAGACTTTGGATGAAGTCAAAGATCGCCACAGCCTGAAGGTAGAAGAGCTGCTTGTATTTAATAAAGACCCTGTGTTTCTGAAGAAGGTCGAGTCTTACCGCGACGAAGTTCGTGAAAAAGGTATGACGTTCAAGCTTAAAGCCAGGGCACAGGCAGAAGAACTCCTGACAACAAGTTGGACTTTGATCCACAGCCCAGATGTTTCTGCGGCTGTAAAAGCTGATCTTATTAAGTCTACTGTTAAGTGGGGTGGCTTAGAGCCTAAGAACGAAGTAAACGCGGAGGGTGCAAGTGGCGGAGTTAAAATTACAATTAACCTCGGAGGTCAAGACTTCCCAGCGACTGTCGTTGATCACGAACCTATTGACGAAGTTTACACAAAAGGAGAAGGGGCAGAAGATGGCAACCTTCTCAACACTGGATGAGTGCGAACGGTGCGCGGCAGTTTTGTCGCAGTTAAACGTACGTTATAAGCAGAAGATCCGAAGAAAGAAGAATGTAGAAAAACCTTATGCAGTAATACTTCTTGATAATGTTGATCTTCTGCTTGCTCAAACTGAAGTGTCTGAGCAGTGTCCGCATTGCGGAGAGAACACTATAGAGTATCAGTGGTGCAAGTATTGTGGGGATATAACACATTTAGATGAGTATGAGTCATATGCTAATAAGATGGGATGGCACGGGTAAGAACGCGGCCAACATGACAGTAGAAGAATTTGCGCTGGAGCTGCAGCGTATAAAGCACAGGACGTTGTATATTGATACGACTGCTGCTGGGCGAGACGCGGCTAAGCGTACGCGTAGTTATAGGAATGCTAGGCGGGGGGCGTTTGGCAAATGGCATTAGATATTAACTTTACACCATCACGAACTGCAGCGAAGTTTATGCAGTCGGACTCTAAGATGCGCGTACTGATGGGGCCGGTTGGGTCTGGTAAATCTGTTGCAAGTTGTTTTGAGATTGTGCGTCGGGCGAGTGCGCAAGAGCCGAACGAACAGGGCATACGTAAATCGCGGTGCGCTGTTGTACGTGAGACTGTACGCCAGCTGACAGATACTACAATTAAAACGTTTCTTGATTGGTTTCCACCTGGGGTGTGCGGCCAGTTCATGCGGACAACCAAGACATATTTCTTCAAAGTCGGCGATGTTGAGTGCGAGATTATGTTTCGTGCGCTCGATGATGCTGACGATGTGGCGAACCTTAACTCTCTTGAGCTTACCTTTGCGTGGTTCAACGAGTGTAGGGATATCAACGCCGAGATCGTAGACGCGATGTCTAAACGTATTGGGCGTTTTCCTTCTAAAAAAGACGGCGGGCCTTCTTGGTTTGGTATGTGGGGTGACACTAACCCCCCGACTATGGACACATGGTGGTATTATCAGATGGAGCACTTAGACGCTAAAGATGGCGTCAGCTATAATGACAACGGGTGGGATGTATTCAAACAGCCGTCCGGACGTAGCACTTTTGCAGAAAATGTGGAGAACTTACCAGATGGATATTATGACACCCAAGGGCGCAGCGAAGAATATATACGGGTCTTCATTGACGGAGAGTACGGACTCAGCTCCGCAGGTCAGCCAGTCTATAAGTATTTCAGACCGGACTATCACATGGCTGGAGAGACTCTGCGTCCTATTCTCAATGGGGTGCGTCCTATCGTTATTGGCATGGATTTGGGGTTGACCCCAGCAGCAGTTATCGGGCAACAAGACCCTCGCGGGCGAGTCCTAATTCTTGATGAGGCAGTGTCCTTTGACATGGGGGTTCAGAGATTCGTCCGCACGATTCTCAAACCTATGGTATACGAACGGTTTAGCGGTGCGCCAATCCTTGTGGTCGTTGACCCAGCTGGTATTCAGCGTGCTCAAACAGATGAACGCTCAGCGGTAGACATCATTAAAGCCGAAGGGTTTAGGGTCATACCGGCAAAAACAAACAATGTGTCAGCAAGATTATCTTCAGTAGATGATTATCTTATGCGTCATGTGGACGGCGATAGCGCATTCTTACTTGACCCTAAGTGCTCACAACTTAAAGCAGCTATGATGGGCGGGTATAGGTTCCACCATAAGAATGGCAACATCGACAAAAACAACCATTCCCACGTAGCTGAAGCTTTACAATACTTTATGTTACACGTAGCGACAGCGGGCGAGGGTTCTTTCATGCCTATGCGGCGGGAAGTTAAAAGGGTTGCAGCATCAGGTTGGACTTGATACACTATGCGTGTCATTGAGACATCCTTCATAGTTACCTAAACTTACCCTCTACGGATTGTCCCCGTAGGGGGTATTTTCTTTACTTGCGTAAGAACTTATTGCCATGTATAAATAAAAGTGTACACTTACTGCAGGAGTGTGAGTATGAATAAAAACGGGATGCCATGTGGTTGTGGCTGTGAAGGTAAACCTTACGTAGTCTATTCGGACAATCCGAAGATGGACACCAGTGGTATGGCCCAACGTAAAGTACGCCAGTATAAGTCTGGCGGGTATATCTACTCAGATAAAAACGACCCCGACACTAGAATTGACATGGACGATATTGATGATGAGGAGCGTATGTAATGGCACCAAAATTTTCTACTTCTACGTGGGTTGACACGCGAAAAGATGGCCGCGGCCTTAGATATATGGCGTATGATTCAAAGCTGGTAGACTACGCTAAAGCTCCTGGCACTGGGGTAGACCCAGATAAAAAATTCAAAGTCGGCAAACCTAAAATCCTAGAGCGCCCTGGAGATGTACAGTATTTTGGTGATGAGTTTAAAGATGCAGCGCAGAAGCTTGCTGATGAGCGTGAACAAGCTTACAGACGACGCCAAACAAACGAATATATTGTAGCAGGGGCTAAAGCTCCTGGGGATAGAGTAAGTAAATCTGCATCGAATGTACGAATCGGCCAGCTACGCGGCGAAGGTTTTACTGCTGCGAACAGGGCTGCTAAGCAGGCTGAGCGTATGCAACGAGTAGGTACACAGCGTGCAGCGCTGGTTGAAAAAGGCCAGCAGACTATGACAAACATGAACCCAACAGCTAATCTTAAGGTTGCTTCTAAAAGTTTTGCTAAACTAGCAGGCAATGCTTCGGAAGGGCTAACTACTTTCCGTAACAAAAAAGACGATGAGGGGCTTGTTTAATGCTTCAAGTAATAGGAAATGCTGAGTTACGTAAGCGTGAGCAGGAGATTGTAGACAAAGAACTTGCTGCTCGGCAAAGTGATTCTGTAGTTCTAGGCCTTGCAGGGCATCTACGCCATTGCTGGGATGCAGCAAGACAGGCTAAAAAACCTATTGAATATATTATGCTTCGCGGATTACGGCAGCGTAACGGCGAATACGAAGCAGATAAGCTACGCGATATTCACGAGCAGGGCGGTTCTGACATCTATATGGGTGTCACAGAAGTTAAATGCCGTGCGGCGGAGAGCTGGCTTCGTGACATACTGCTTGATACTGGAACACCTCCTTGGGGGCTAAATCCTACACCTATTCCAGATTTATCTCCTGATCAGACTATGGAACTACAAAACGCTTTTGCAGCGGTAGTTACACGTATTGTTGAGAACGAAGGCAGAGCGCCAAACGCTGATGAGATGGTAGAACTAAAAGAGATGGTGGGCCAAGAGTATAGGTTTAAGCTACTTGAAGCTGCAGATAACCGTGCTCAAAAAATGACTATTAAGATTTCAGACCAGTTTGCACAAGGCGGCTGGGCCGAATCATTTAATGAATTTATTACTGATTTAGTAACTTACCCATGTGCTTTTATCAAAGGGCCAGTTGTCCGCAGACAGCGTAAGCTGGGCTGGACTAAAGGCGCTGATGGTAAGACTGTCGTTGAGGCGACTGAGATTATCGCTCCTGAGTTTGAGCGGGTTGACCCGTTTAGAATCTATCCAGAGCCAGGAATTTCTAACATAAACGAGGGGTATATCTTTGAACACCACCCTCTAAGCCGTACAGAGCTAGCTGATCTTGTTGGCGTACCTGGGTACGACGACGATGCTATACGCAAGGTACTGGACATTGGCAACGGCTCAAGCTGGATTAACGAAGATGTTGAGTTAACTAAAGATGAAGAGGAGCGCAAGTTCCACTCATTCAATAAACCTACCGAAACATTCGATGCCCTAGAGTTTTGGGGTAAAGTAACCGGCAAGATGCTTATTGAATGGGGTCTTGATGAAGAAGAGATCGAAGATAAGCACCGTGAATACGACGCAAATGTTTGGATTGTGGGTAATTACGTTATCAAGGCCATCCTTAACTACGACCCATTAGGAGAAAAGCCTTATGCTAAAACATCGTTTATTAAGCGCCCTGGCGCATTCTGGGGCAGCGGTATACCAGAAATTATTGAAGATATACAGAACGTCTGCAACGCGGCTGCGCGTGCTTTGGTTAACAATATGGGTATCTCTAGTGGG